ATACGTTAGGCATTTCACAAGAAACATTATCGCACCATTTTTTAAGTTGTGCACAAGCTTGTGTACACGCTGCAATTAAAAATGTTATATTTGTATACATTTAACACTATGGCACTACTCAAAGTATCTGAATTTGCAGAGGCTTACCGCATACCTCGACCTAATGTATACACATATCAAAAAAGAGGGAAGCTAATTATCATTAATGGGTTTGTTGATACTGATAACATGATAAATCAGTTATTTTTATCGAATCGACAAAAAGTTGATATAAAAAAAGAACCTCAAAAAGTTTATAAACAACCGAAAACACCTGCAAAACAACCGTTATCAGAAACAAAAGTTTACACTGACACTCAGAAAAAAGTCAGGATTATAACAGAAAAAGACTCAACTGAGTCGAATAAGATATTTATTAAGTCGGAAGAAATTAAGCAAAGGAAAACGGAAGAGGAACTGAAGTCTTTGCAGATAAAAAATGAAAGAGCTTTAAAGATTCTCATTCCCAGGCAAGATGTAGGATTAATTCATCAATCGTATTTGAATAGATTTACCATGAACTTTAATCAAAGGATAGAGGTTTTAGTCCGGGATTATTTAAATCAATTACAGGCCGATAATAAATTAATTAAAGAGGCTTGTTCTAAAATTACCGATATCAGTAACGAGTGTATTGATTTAGCTACCGAGGAAATTAAGATGGGTGTAAATAATTTATCAAATGATTGATTACGATAGGAAATACTTAATCGATTTCATCGAAGAGTTTAAACCTTCAAAAATTTCTAAAGAGCTACCTTCAGAATGGGCCGAAAAATATAGAGTTCTTACATCAGATGTCACCGCGTTCCCGGGTAAAGTTAGTTTTGATAGGTTTCCATATTGGCGGGAGCCTGTTAATTGTTTAAGCCCGGACCATCCGATGAGGCTATTATCAATCATGGGAGGTGCTCAAATAGGTAAATCAACTAACTTCATTGAAACTGGCATTGGCTACATTATAAAAAATTACCCTGGGAACATTATTTTAACCTCAGCCGACAAAGAACTATCAGAAGGTCAAATGGTAAAGAAAATAGACCAAATGATTGAGCACTCTGGACTTCGCGGATACATACGGCCAAACACAATTAAGAAAAACAACAAACGGACCGGAGACACTAAAGCAATGAAAGAGTTTCCGGGCGGTTCGCTCATGGCTCAATCCATTAAAGCAGTCGACAAGATTAGACAAAACTCATTTCGCTATGGTTTCTTTGATGATTTCGAAGCGGCTGTTAGAGCTGAAAAACAAGCCGGGGATATTATTGACCTGGTATTGATGAGGTTCAACTCTTTTAAAGACTTAATGAAAGTTTGTTTCATAAGCACACCAGAAGTAAAGCAAAATAGCCTTATCGAACCTGCTTTTATGATGGGGGATCAGAGGTACTACTACATGCCATGCCCTAAATGTGGGGCGTATATACGCTACATTTGGTACGAAAAAGATGAAACGACGAAAGAAAAAGTAGGTGTTTATTTTGAAAAAGATGAAAAAGGCCATTTGATTGATAGTTCAGTCGGATACGTTTGCCAAGAGTGTCACGGATTTTTTAAAGAATCACATAAAAAAGATATGCTAATGAATGGTTTATGGAAACCGACGGCCACACCTTCCCGGCAAGATTGGTATTCTTACCACGTTTCAGGTTTATATTCACCGCCTGGATTCTTTGACTGGACACATCACGCCCAACAATGGATAAAAATATTTCCAACAGGAGGTATTGTAAAAAAACGTTCACTGCAAGTATTTTTAAATTTGGTTTTAGGCCAAACATACGAAGAGCAGGGGAAAGCCCCTAAAATAAACCAACTTGCTCAAAATACCAGACCGTATAAAATTGGAACTGTTCCTTGCTCACTTTCAGAAAAAGACGGCAATGGAAAAATAATAATGCTTACTTGCGCCTGTGACTTAAATGGAAAAATAGACGATGCGAGAATAGATTATGAAGTTATCGCACACTCTGAAACCGGCTGCACATACTCAATAGATGCCGGAAGTATTGGAACATTTCAAAGAGGTTTAAGTGAAGAAAGGCGGGAAACTTGGACGTATAGGAATAACGAGAAAGTAAATAATGCTTGGGATTTTTTCAATAAAAACGTATTAACTAAAAATTATCTATCTGACACTGGGCGTAGTTACTCAATTATGATAGCCGGAATTGATACAGGTAATTTTACGCAATATGCTTATGCTTTTATCGATTCGGTACAATTTCAGCAGTTACCACTTATGACAATAGGCATAAAAGGAGATATTGGAAAACTTCGAAAAATTGGAGCCGATACAGAGACTTATCATAAATCAAAAGAAAAAGAGAACCTATTTATTTTAGAGGTAAACCAACTCAAAGATATTATTGCCGATAGGGTTGAGTTTGCATGGAGCGAAGAAACCGGACTTAATCAACCAATAGGATTCATGAATTTTCCGGAACCAGAGAACGGAAAATATACTTACAAAGGTTACTTTATGCAATATGAAAGTGAACACAAAGTTCCAAAGTTGAACGCGGATGGAACGGAAGTCGGCTATACGTGGCAGAAAAAGCATAGCACAGTTCAAAACCATTTTTTTGATACGGCGGTATATTCTCCCGCCATTCGGGATATATTTGTAGAATACTTTTTAAAAGCAGGGAAGTTTAAAGATATAAGCTGGGGTAAATTCTGTGAGATAATTAAAAGGGTTTGATATGAAAATAAAATTTTTTAGATTGTTGTATTTGTATACAATATTTTATTATTACAACTTAATGGTAAACTTGATTTTAGCCATAAAAACTAAAATTAAACATCCATATTTATTTGCTTTAAATGAAACTTATGATGATTTAAGTTTTGAGGTTGAATGGTTAGAAAATAATGAAAACATGCAATAAAATAAATAAAAAAGAATAATAAAGTTTGCATTTAATAAAATAATAATTATATTTGTGAAGCTAAATTGTTTATTATTAATATTATGGAAACTAAGATATGCACTAAATGCGGAATTGAATATCCTGCAACTTTGGATTATTTTTTTAAACAAGGATACTATCTTAAATGTCATTGTAAGTCGTGTTGTAAATTAGATATTAAAAAATATAGAGAAACAAATAAAGAACAGATAAAAGCTCATGAACAAGCTTATCGAGAATTTCACAAAGAACAGTTAAAAATTAAAAGAAAAATTTATACTGAATCTCACAAAGAACAGATAAAAGCTTATCAACAAACTTATCGAGATTCTAATAAAGAGTATATAAAAAAAATACAAAAAGAATATTTCGCAAATAATAAAGAAAAAATACTCGCATACAATAAAGAATATAATAAAACACATAAAGTAGACCCTATAAAAATTCGAGAAAGACAACTACGCTATTTTAATAATCATAAAAATGATATGCTATTAAAAGAAAAAAGATCAGAAAGTGTAAATAAATATCAAAAATCAAAAAAAGGGATTTTGAATCTCAAAAAATATAGAAGTAGTGAAAAATATAAGAAAATTAAAAGAGATCAGCAAAAAAAATATACAGATAGCATAACTGATGCATATATATCAGCCCTTTTAAAAATACCATTTAATGAAGTTAAAAAATATCCCGAACTAATAGAAGCAAAAAGGCTTCAAATACAAATACATAGATTAACTAAAAAAGAAAATCATGAGTAAAATTAAAGATGTAAAAGACTTACGCGATGAACTAATCGAAGTTTATGACGAACTGAAAACTGGTAACATGGGTATCAGGGAAGCAAAAGAGCGCGCAAATGTAGCCGGAAAAATAATTGCATCGGCTAAAATTCAGCTCGAATACAACATGTATATTAAATCAGGAAATAAAATACCGTTTCTTGAGTGTTAACAAAAACGTTAATTAAATATTAAAGCCGGATAACATCCGGCTTTTTTATTTTAAATCATTTAAAAACTCGATAAGCTCATCGAAATGTTTATAGCTCAATCTGATTTTATAATCAGGTTCATCTTTATTCTGTTTAAAAAACATCAATTCAATATCGTTAAAAAATAAAATTACCTCCCAACTAGAATTTTTACTTTCAATATTTAAACACTTATTTTTGTTTATTTCTTTTATGTGACGATTTTTAATGCCTAAGCTCATAATTTCTATTTTTTCAAATATACAATTATTCAGCAAAATATTTTGTTCTTAATTAAGTATTTTTACGGAATAAATACTTAAAATGTTAATTTCCAATGATTTAGTTAATAAAATTTATCTACTCAATTTTAATTTATCTTATATTTGTTTCGTTGATAATTCAAAATTATGCCAACGGAATACCAGTACGTTATTGATTCGGTAGACTTAAAACAGCGTTACGATAGAATAAAAGCTATCATAACAGCTCTTGAAAATCAACAATTAGCTTTAGTAGGAAATTCGGATGTAGTGAGCTATTCACTCGACGATGGCCAAACCAGAATATCAACCACATATCGAAGCGCTGACCAAATTGCGAAAGCCATTGACCAGTACGAAAAAATTTTAATAAGAATTGAATCACAGATAACAGGTACACGAATAGTAAGATTAGCAGATGCCGGGAGTATTCAGTCGAATGGATCCGTTTAACAGCAAAAAGCTTAAAGCTGTTGAATCAGAAATGTCAGTTATAAAACAACAACTGGCAAGCGCAATTAACACCCCTTATCACAGATATTCTCATATTTATTCTATTCCTTTTGACGGCGAAAAGACCCCTGGAGAAATGGGTGCCGCAAAAAATTATAACTTACTTTATGATTACTTAAGAGTTCGAAGTTGGCAAGCATTTTTAGAAAGCGAAATTGCTCAAATAATAATTAATAAATTTGTTTTATGGACCGTTGGCACTGGATTAAAAGTTCAACCAGAACCAATAAAAGAGGTTTTGGAGCAAGAAGGAATAAAAATTTCAGAAAACTTTATAAAACAAGTTGAAAGCCGTTTCAATTTATATACTACTTCAATTTACTCAGATACTGCAAAAATGACAAGCATTGATATGCTTGTTGGAGAAATAAATAAACATGCGTATGTCGGGGGCGATGTATTAATAATTTGCAGAATTGATAACAATTTGCCCAACATTCAAATAATAGATGGTTCCCATGTAGTTTCGCCTTATTTAGAAGAAAAGTATTTTAAGGAAGCTGAAGTCCGTGGAAATCGTATTGAATACGGCATTGAGTTAAGCCCGTCAAATGAACACATAGCATACTACGTGTACGGAGCCGATAATAAAATATATAGGGTTGCCAGGTATGGCGAAAAATCCAAAAAGCTTATGGCCTTTATGATTTATGGGTCAAAATATAGAATTGATAATGTGAGAGGGTTACCCCTCATTGGTGTTATATTGGAAACCCTTAAAAAACTTGACAGATATAAAGAAGCAACTGTCGGAAGTGCAGAAGAAAGACAAAAAATAGCTTATTCAATCGAACATAGTGCAGACTCAACAGGCGAAAATCCGCTATTAGCTAAAGTAGCGCAAGCTAATTTACTTGGAATGGGAGAAGCTCCCGAATCAAAAAGCGTGTCAGAGTATGAAGCAGCATCAACAAAAGTAGCATCAACAACACAAAAGCAAGCCTTTAACATGCCAATTGGAGCAACCTTGAAACTGTTAGAAAGCAAAAACGAACTTTATTTTAAAGATTTTTACTCAACAAATATACAACTGGTTTGTGCTTCTGTTGGAATTCCTTTTGAAGTCGCAATGGCTATGTACAATAGTAATTATTCAGCTTCACGAGCTGCCATAAAAGATTGGGAGCACTCTATGAAAACAGCACGGGAAAAATTTGCTGGCCAATTTTATAAAAACTTTTATACTCTTTGGTTGGACATCGAAATTCTTAATGGAAAAATTCAAGCCGACGGATATATCAAGGCAATGATTGAAAGCAATATTATGGCATTGGAAGCATATAGAAATGCCCGCTGGTTAGGTGTTAATGTTCCACATATCGACCCACTCAAAGAGGTTATGGCTGAAAGATTAAAACTTGGAGATGAAACAACGCCACTTACCGACTATGACCAGTCAACCGAATTACTTAACAGCGGAGATTTTACCCAATTAATGGATAAAATAAAACAGCAAAAACAGCTTATCCCAAAACAAGAAGTGTTCAAAGAAAATAAAGTAAAGCAAGAAAAAGCATTGAAATCACTAATTGAAACAATGAAATGGCAAGAAACTTAACATCAATACCTGATATTCAAGCCCCGGATGCCGATTATCCGGTTGGAAGGATTCAAAATGAAGATGCTCCAATTGTTGGAACGCCCATAATTGAAGAGCTGTATGGCGATGTAGTGCAGTTTTTTCATAAACTAATAAGGCTTGCAGGTATAACTCATAACGGATTGCCTGAAAATGAAACGCAAGGATTTCAGTTTATTGAAGCATTGGCCTATTATGTTAGAACTTTACAAGCGACCGAAGCCTTAAAAGGTACGTTAGAAATAGCAAATCAACCTGAAGTAGATGCTGGTATGGATACGGCGAAAGCAGTTGTTCCTTTTTATTTAATCAATTCGATATTAAATATTTTTAAGTCGGCTAGTTATTCGAAAAATAATCATTCAGGTAGCCCACTAAACGTTACTATTGCAAGCAATGTAGGTCACATCAGCATAACAGGTAATATAACAGCAAATTTAATTATTACAATACCTGAAAAAACCACACCTAGATTATTTATTGTAAACATAAATGCCGATGTTGGATATGTCGATTGTGAAATAAGAAATTCAGTAGGAACTGCAATTTTTGATGCACCAGGCGGGGCCGTTTCGACAGAATTATTTTTATTGATATTTTTTAATAATACAACTATGTATAAAGTTGATTTAACTCAAATATAAAATGGAAAATAAACCGCTATTACTTTTTGCCCCTTTATATGATTACGTCGCAGAAGCATTTGTTGATAAAATGAATGAAATACCTTTAGACAAAGACATTGAGATTTGGGCTAATTGTCCTGGAGGTAGAGTTTTTGCAGGATGGTCTATTATCGGCGCAATGCAAAAAAGAACCGGTAAAAAAACAGTTTGCGTTATGGGCCACGCGGCAAGCATGATGATTCCTATTGTTTTATTTGCCGACGAAGTTGAAGCTTTAGAAGTGTCTCAATTTTTAATTCATCGCGCCGATGGTTATGTAGAAAGCCCAGAAGACCAGGCTTTTCTTGAAAAAATAAATAAAGACCTTCGAAAACAAATGGAAACCCGATTAAATATGGAATTATTTGAACAGGTTACCGGAAAAACACTTGACCAAATATTTGATCCTAAACAAAGAGTAGATTTGTGGATTGATGCCAAACAGGCAAAAAAAATAGGGCTTGTAAATAAAATAAAAAAATTAAGCCCGGAAGTAATGAAAATGTATAATGAGAAATTTGTGGCATTTGCAGATTTTACAGGTGAACAACGCAGCGAGCCTGAGCAACGCAGTGAATCAGTAAATGTTAATAATAACCAAAAAAAAGAAACAAAAATGACAAAAGAGGAATTTAAAGTTCAACATCCTGCTTTGTACGCCGAAATTATAGCCGAAGGCCATGCCGCTGGAATTAAAGCGGAACAGGTACGGGTTAAATCATGGCTTGCATATTTGGATGTTGACAAATCCAACGTCCTGGCCTCTGTTAAAGATGGTAAGGATTTTACCCCTGATATTATGGCAGAAATGTCTGTAAAAATGATGGGTAAAGCAACCGCTGAAAAAATTGCAGAAGATTCACCGGAAGCAATTGCAACAAAAAAGGCTGAAGAAAAAACTGAATCTGAAAAAGAATTGGAAGCTTTCGAAAAGCAAGTAACGGACAATGCAAAAAAAGTTAACATCTACTAATTATGGGAATTACACAAAGCACCCCGACAAGAAATCAACTGTTTTCAGCGTACGATTACAGTAAGATTTTTATTTTTGATAACAAATATCGAAAAGTTAACCTGGCAAATGCAACTGGTTCTGACATGGTTTTAGTGGCCGGAACTGTTATAGGTTGTGTAGGTATTACACACGCTCCTTATGATGCAGATACTTCAAATCAATTACCCGTAGGTATTTTGGCAGAAGATATAACAATTGCCAATGGCACTAATGCAGATGTAACTATTTGCAACGGCGGTAAAGTAGCTGAAGAAAAAGTAGTTTTCTTCGATACCGATGACACTCTCGCAGGTATAGTTAGTAACAGGTCAATTCGCGACATGTTAATATCTAATACTCTTGGTTTAGAATTGGTAACAGCCGACGAAATTACAAGCGCAGATAATGTTTAATTTTAAAATTTAAAAAGAAATGGCAATACCAATTCAAGAGGCTAGGGGAGTATTTACAAAAGTACTCGTAGCACGATGGAATGAACTTTCAGAATTAGCCCCAAAAGGCTTTTTACGCTCATTCTTTACAAAACAGACAACATCAGCAAAAGAGATATCTATCGAAGTAATGAGAGGTACTGAAAAAATAGCTGTTGATGTATTGAGAGGGACTAATGGAAACAGAAATACATTTTCAAAACATTCAGAAAAGATTTTTGTACCTCCATTTTACAATGAGTATTTCGATGCTACGTCTTTAGACCGGTATGATTTACTTTTTGGAGCAAATTCAACTAATCCAACCGTCGGAGTAATTGACGGAATGATTAGCCAAGCACTCGAAAAGTTAAAAATTCTGAAATATAAAATCGAACGTGCTTATGAATTACAGGCGGCTCAGGTTTTTGAAAGTGGAATAGTTCAATTAGTTTCTGGTGATAATATTGACTTCAAAAGAAAAGCCGATTCAATGGTTGCTAAAGATGCTGCTGATTATTGGCAAGTTACAACTGTAGATCCAAGGGCTGATTTTATTACAGCAGGTAACTTTTTGCGCCAAACTGGAAAAGCCGGAGATGGAGAATTTAATGTTATACTTGGTTCAAATGCTTTAACCGTATTACTTGCAAATCCGTTTATTGATAATGATAAAATCAAATCATTATCATTGGTTGATTTGAAATCACCACAAGTAAATGCAATGGGAGGTGTTTATCATGGTACTATTTCGGCTGGACCATACAAAGTTAATCTATGGAGCTACAATGAATATTACGATAATTCAGCAGGAGTTTCAACCGCTTACATTAATACCAATCAATTTATCATGTTGCCAGCAACAACCGGTAAATTTATTTTTAGCTTTGCAGGTGTGCCGGCAATTATTCGCGATGTTAGAAATGCTGAATTTCCTGAGTACATCACGCAAATGGAAAGCGATTACTACATTAACAATTACATCGATGCATTTGGCAAAAAGCATGTATTCGAAATACTTTCAGCAGGTCTGGCAATTCCAGTAACAGTTGACCGTATTTTTAGCATGCAGGTTACTAACGGAACTGAAATTATAGGAGGTTAATATGAAAAAAGTATTTTTTATTTTAGTTATGGTCTTGACTTTCGGTTTTAATTCGTTTGCTCAAGAATCTGCAACTTATGATAAGTATTTAGGCTATGCTGAAACATGGTTTCAGTATTTCCCAGCTTCCGACACGCGAGCGCACACTTCAACCGATTCACTTTGGTATTTTACATGTCTCAGTGAGAAATATTACCCTGCTTTATATGACATTAAAGTAAGACTTGATAAAATAAGCGGAACGGCCATAGTCGTTCCTGTAGTTTTAAAGGGTAAAAAGTGGGATTCAGATACTTATACGACTATTACAACGGTAAACTGGACTACTGGTGTTGATACAACTATTAATTTTAGTATAACATCTAATCCAGTTCAGTATAGGTATTTTCAAATATACATGAAAGCGAATGGATCTGGTCAAGTAGTTAATATTGATGAATTATCAATGAAATTCTGGCAGTAATGGGAAAGTTTATAGTTAAAGTGTTGAGAGTGCAAGGCATTAACAACAAAACATATGTAGCCGGTGAAACAGTTTACGATTACAATTTCCCGGAAGGTAACGCCCAGAAGCTTGTAGCAGAAGGTAAATTAACTCCTTTAGATACAGATAAGAAAGCTAAAAAACAGCCTGAAAAAGCTGAAAAAGCTGAAAAAGAAGCCGAAAAACAGCCTGAAAAAGCTGAAAAAGAAAAGGCAAATTAACAACCGATGAGTTTAGCTAAGGCAAAATATGATTGGTTAAGGTTTTCAACAGCCGGAGGATTTCAAGTTGCAATGACATTGACATCTCCGGCTAATGTTGCCTTATCAATTGTTGGTTTAGCAACTAAACATAACAATAGTGTAACAACCGACGGCATACCGGTAAATGCAAAAAATGTTCATGTTTCTTTAATCGAAAGTTACTTGGTAGCATTAGGGGTGACTGTAAGAAATTCAAACGGTGAAGTCAATTTAAAAAATTACCGCGTGAGTTTTCCTGACAGCTCAGGAGTTACTAAAAATTACATTATTAAAGAAACTATGCCGGACGAAACAACAGGAGTAATTGTATGTATTTTAGGAGATTATGGCAGTTAAATTAAACTATACTATTCAGGCAAGTAATTTTGAGGCAGTCCGCGACCGGATAGCTTCAATTTTAAAAGAAGAAATGGACAATCAAGCATTACTAAGAGGTACGCCTCAAGTTTCGCCACTTCCAAACATTCCAAATCCTGATTATACTGCTAATTTTTTCACCGAACGATTTACTCCGGTTGGAAAAGAAGAGGGTAATGTTATCACAGTCGATTTAGACGGCGGATCTCTGGATAACCAAACACCAATAACTCAAAGTTTTGAATGTCGGTTTAATATCGATATTTTTACAGGTGCAAAACACACAACAACAGGCGAAGGTTATTATAATTCAGCCATAAAATTGCACCGGTTAGCAGGTTTGGTTAGACATATTTTACAATCACCATACTATGACAGACTTTCATTTGCAGATGGGATAATTGAAAGGCGTTCTGTAAGTCAAATACAATTTGCAAAAGTAAACGATGAACAGGATTCAACCCACACAAGAATGGCAAGGATAACATTTACCGTGAGAATGAATGAAAGTTCAAATCAAATTACCCCGACAACAGCCGGAGGTTATGACACTATTATTAAAATTGCTGAAACTGAACTCGGTTATTTACTAACTTATAACAACGAATAAAATGTCTATAAGCACAGCAGTAGGAGCAGAGCGAATCAGCCGAATCGTGGGTTACAAACTCAAGAAAGGCAACTTTGCTATTAGCTCACCTAATTTGCCTCAACGATTATATATTTTGGCTGAGGCAAATACAGCAAATCAGGCAACTATGCCTGTAGAAAAACGCGAAATCACATCTGCAAAAGAAGCTGGGCAACTATATGGATTCGGTTCACCAATACACCAAATTATGAGAATTCTCAGGCCGATATCAGGCGATGGTGTTGGAGGTATTCCGACTGTAGTTTTTCCGCAAGAAGAAGCAGGGTCAGCTACGGCAGCGGTCGCAGCTTGTGATGTAGTTATCTCAACAACAGCAACCGACAGCGCAACCCACTATGCAGTAATTAACGGGCGCAAAGATGTTGATGGAATTCCTTATGCTTACTCAGTTGTAAAGGGTGATACTGATGCAGTAGTAATGCAAAAGATAGTCGATGCAGTTAACAACGTACCAGGTGCGCCTGTTGTCGCTGCAATGGTTTCAACAACCAGTTTCACTTTAACTACTAAATGGGCCGGTGCAAGTGCAGCCGAATTGAAAGTAACTTTTGATAACGCCGGTAAAAATTGCGGAATTACTTATTCATCGGCAGTAACAGGCGGTACAGGTGCAGCAGTTATAACCGATGCATTAACTGGATTAGGTAACGATTGGGCAACCATTTTAATTAACAGTTACGGTTCAGCATCATTTGATACTCTTGAAACATTTAATGGAGTACCAGACCCGGACGTGCCAACTGGCAGATATGCTGCAATTAATTGGAAACCTTTTATTTCAATTTGGGGTTCGATTGAGGATGATAAAGATGATTTAGTAACAATCACAAACGCATCAGCAAGATTAAGTCAAGTTACACACGCGCTCGCACCAGCTCCGCTTTCAAGTGGTTTTACCTGGGAAGCAGCCGCAAATATGGCTTATCTATTCGCTTCAATTGCTCAGAATTCACCACATATGGACGTTAACGGCAAATCTTATCCTGATATGCCAGTACCTTCTGATGGTGTAATTGGTGATATGTCGGATTACAACAATAGGGATTACCTTGTGCAGCGCGGAAGTTCAACTGTTGATTTAATCGCAGGCAAATATGTAGTTCAGGATTTTGTAACATCATATCACCCGGCCGGAGAAGTTCCCCCACAATATAGGTATTGTCGTAATTTAATGCTTGATTTTAATATGAGATACGGGCACTATTTACTTGAACAAACTTATGTCGTAGATAAAACTATTGTGCCTTCAAATCAATCGGTAAGTGTTTCAGGAACAATAAAACCAAAAGATTGGATTCAGGTACTACGCTCTTATGCTGATGATTTAGCTTCACGAGCTTTAATCGCTGATGCTGATTTCATGAAAGATTCTATTCAGGTAGAAGTATCTACAGTTAACCCTGACAGGCTTGAAACTTATTTCAGGTACAAAAGAACAGGAGTTGCCCGTATATCTTCAACTGATGCTGAAGCCGGATTTGCATTTGGTATTGTTTAACCTTTAAAATTAAAAATATGTTTACAGGAGGTGATATACTAGAAATATCGTACAAGCATCCGACAGTAGGCGCAGGTACATGGTTTCCTAAATCTTCAGAAGATGGAACAAACGACCCAGGCGGATATCGTTCAGCAGATGATGCTAACATGGTAACAAGCGACGGTCAAATGATTGACCAAATGAATCGCGTTCGATGGTCTTTTGAAGGTGTAGTTGCTTGGGATATGGCAACTAACGATGAACTGAATCAGGCTCGACTTTTAACTTCAAGCCCGATTTTAGCCGATTGGACAATAACTCATATAAATGGGACTGTCTGGGGAGGTAAAGGAAAGCCGGTTGGCGACATTAACGGAAATACAAATACCGCTCAAATGTCTGTTAAATTAGCCGGTGGTGGATTATTAACCAAAATTTCTTAACAATGATAGCAAGAGAGATAGCAGAAAAAGAATTTATGCAATGGTTTGAGGCTAAAAAACTGCCTAAAAACTTACTTGAAAAAAACTCAGACGACAAAGAAGCGATTGTAAATGCAATTGAAGAAGGTAAATTAGTACTGAATGAAGATAATACTTTCGTTCAAAAACTAAGTTTCCCGGTTTCTTTTGGCGACACTTCAATAAATGAGCTTACTTTTAAGTTCAGAGTTCAGGAAGGTGAACTGGCAGCCTCAATGCGTGGAATTAAAACAGAAGATTTAATAGGTCAAATATCGATTTGTTACGTAGCTGTTTTAACTGGCCAAAACAAAGGCATAATTCGAGCGTTAGATCCATCTGATTCGTATTTGGGTAAAAAGATAGCGGCTTTTTTTTTCATTTAGACACAGGGCTAATAGAGATAGCCGCTATCTCCATAGCCCGTACGTACCATTGGACACCATTTGAGATTGAAAAATTGTATTTGGATGATTTGGATAAGTACGGGCTATTTTTTTGGTACAACGATGCAAAAGCGATGCAAAAAGAAATAAAAGGTAAGTAAAATGGCATTCACACTTTCAACTATATATAAAGTAGTCGATAAATACACTCCTATTATGAAACAAATGGAGCGGGCAAATGCTTCATTTGCAATGAAACAAGATGCAGCATATAGAAAGTTGAGGGGCACAATGTCAAATATGAATAACCAATTATTAGCCATGGCCGGGGGGTTATCAATTGGCACTTTACTTTATACAGGGTCCAGAGCAGTAGTTCAATATGACGAAGCTTTAAACTCATTAAGTGCAATTACGGGAATAACCGGTAAAGATTTTGAAGCCTTTAAAAAAGAAGTTGAAGAAGTAAGTTCGCGAACAAAAAAAGCAGGCTACGAAACAGCAAAAGCATTTGAGTTAATTGGAAGCGCTCAACCCGAATTATTAAAAGATGCAAAAGCATTATCAATAGTTACTGAAAGCGCAATTATACTATCAAAAGCTTCCAGAGATGAATTAGCGGTATCAGCGGCAAACTTAACCGGTGTTTTAAATCAATTCTCATTAGGAGCTGACCAGGCGAATAGAGCTATTAATGTACTGGCAGCTGGTTCAGTTGTTGGAGCAGCAACAATATCCGAAGTCACCGAGGCTATGAAAAACGTCGGGGCAGTCGCAAGTTCATCAAACGCATCAGTTGAAGAAACGGTAGCACTTATTGAAGTACTCGGAAAATTTCAATTAAAGGGAGCTGAAGCAGGAACAAAATTAAGGGGCACTTTTATTAAATTACAACAGGCTGGATTAGGATATCAGTCTGGTCAATTCAAAATAAATGATGCTTTGGCCGAAGCGCAAAAGAAAATGAACGCTTTGCGAACTGAAAAAGAAAAAGATGCTTTTGTCACTAAATTATTTGGATTAGAAAATGTAACAGCCGGTAAAATATTAATGTCAAATACAGCACTTTTTGAAGAATATACAAAAGGCGTAACCGGAACAAATTGGGCAACAAGGCAAGCCGAAATAAACTCCGCCTCATTCTCGGTTAAGTTAAAAGAACTAAAAGCCAGGTTTGAAAACTTAATCATAAAAGGAAACGAAAATTCAAAAGCACTAAACACATTTGGAAAAGTAATAGGATTTGTAACGAATAATCTCGATAAAATTTTAGTTGTTATAGGTTCAGTTATTGCTGCAATGAGTGCTTATTACATAGTTATGTCAATTATAAGGGCCGCAACAATAGCGTATAACATAGTTTTGGGAATATTTTACGCGACTCAAAGCGCGGTTCCGGTTGCATTAGGCGCAAGTTCAGCAGCATTAAAAGCTTATGCAATAGCTCAAAAAATTGCAACAGGTGTAACTTGGTTATTTAGCGCGGCACTTTGGGAGAATCCAATAACATGGATAGTTATTGGAATAATTGCACTTGTCGCTGCTATTGTTTTGCTAATTACTAAATGGAAAGAGATAATTAATTGGGTAAAAACTTCAGATAGTTTTTTTGCTAAATTTATAAGGGCGGTACTTTATCCAATGGTATTAGCTTTTAAAGGAATTAAAATTGCGATAGGGTGGGTAGTTGATAAGTTTGCGCAACTTACAGAATGGTTTAAGCAAACAGCGGTCTTTAAATTACTTATAAAGGTAATTCAGCCAATAAAAATAGCATTTCAAGCTTTGGGTAATGTGTTTTCATGGGTTTGGGAAAAAATTAAAGCGGTTTGGGAGTGGATAAAAAAGATTTCCGGGGCAGCATTTGCCCCAATAATGAAATTAATAGATAAGTTTTCGGGAGGCACTCAATCAGAATTAAATGTAAGCACAAATGAAAAGCCGGTTAATACGGTAGCAGCTTCAAATGAAGCGCAAGCAAGCAAATTTGAAGAAATTACAAACAATAAACTTGCAATTGAATTATCAAATAAGACCGATAAGAAAGCTAACATTAAAACAAACACGGCAAAAATACCTGTTTTGGGAGTAACAAATTAATATGACAGACATAATCATATATGAATCTGGAAACGGAGGCGAATTAAGGCTAAAAGATAATGGAGACATTGAAACAACCGATGGTCTATTTAATCAACCTTATTTATCTCATTTCGGTGGTAATTTAGAAGCATTAACAACAGGCGAAGAAATAACAGGCGAAGAAAGATTTGATTTTTGGGGTAATTCTTTTTTAGAACCGAAATCGCAAATGAATAGTTTGCTTGAAAAATCGCTTAACGAAAATATTTTAAGTAGTTCAGGCCGAAATAATATTGAAAAAGATGCAAAAACAGACTTAAATTCGATAAGTGAATTAGGAAATTTAAGCACCGAGGTAACAATAACTGGAAACGACAAAGTGAAAATTTCAGATAAAATATCCCAAACGAAAGTAAATTTTATTTGGAGCAAAACAAGCGAAGAAATCATTGAAGAAATAATAATATAATGGCCGATATACCAACATTAGCGGAACTTCAATCACAGATTGAAAACGACATAAGAACTGAATTAGGCATTACCAAAACATGGATAGGTAAAGTAATGCTTCGGGTATTGGCATTAGTCCAGGCCGCCAAACTCAAGATATTTTATTTGCATGTGGCCCAGGTGCGCAAAAACATTTTTGTCGATACTGCAACCGATGAGTTTTCGGGAGGAACATTGCAGCGATTTGGAAGGGTTAAGCTAGGACGTGATCCTTACCCGGCAGTTGCCGGAGAATATGTTTTAAATGTTACCGGAACATCGGGCGGGATAATTACAAAAGGTCAGACTTTTAAAAGCTCTTTAGGTTCTACAAGTCCGGATAAAATGTTTGAAGTTTTATCCGCTGTTACTTTATCAACCACAACAGGATTAGTAAGCGTTAAAGCTCTTGAATCCGGAACTGATTCAGTATTACAGATAGGCGACGAATTAGAGGCTACTTCGCCCATTGAAAACGTAAATAGTTTAGCCGATGTCGATTCGATTACTACAACAGCAGTTGAATCCGAAGATTTGGAAGATTATAGAACACTAATTATACAGTCGTTTCAATTAGAGCCACAAGGCGGGGCGGCTACTGATTATAGAATCTGGTCGGCTGATGCCGTAGGAGTCAGAACAGTTTATCCTTACACAAAAGATGGTGCAATATATACCGTCCAGGTATTTGTTGAGGCTTTGCCAGAAAATACAGACCCTGGGCACCCAGTAGGAACTCCCCCGGCAAGTATGTTAACAGACGTCGAAGAAGTTATTGAGCTTGACCCGGACGCTACAAAAGACATTAACGAAAGAGGTCGCAGGCCACTACAAGCAGTTGTCGAAGTTTTACCGGCTATTCCGGTAGCTGTTACTATTACTATTTCTGATTTGAGTAATAAATCAGCTCCGGTAATTGCAGCAATTGAAGCAGCAATTGAAGATTTATTATATACAATTCGACCGTATATACCAGGAGCCGACGGAACAAACAGACACGACACTTTATATATTTCAGCTTTAATCGCTGCAATTTATGACAGCATAGCAGAAAATATAAGCTTTTCTAATGTGTCGATTGAAATAGATAGTACTGTTTATTCTCAGTATACTTTCGGAAATACTACGGTAACTTATGGTACTTATCCTTATTTAATTGATTTATTGACCCCATGACAATAACTTATCAAAATATTATTAAGTTAACAAAACAGCTTTTTCCGACTGGCAGGGCGTGGAAATTGCCAGTAAATGGAATATTTTATAAGTTGATGTATGCTTTAGGAAAGAGTGAACAAAGAGCACTTCAATTTACAGTTGATACCCTTAATTCAATTTTGCCAGACAATGAGAATTTCACAGCCGACGATGCGACAGAATGGGAGCGTAGACTTGCAATATCAGGTGGCACAGGTTACGTATCTTTAGAAATAAGGAAAAGCACAATTTTAAGAAAATATCAGTTTCCAGGAGGCTTTTTAAACCGGCAGAATTACCGGTACATGGAATCTCAATTGCAATTAGCCGGTTATGATGTTACGGTTTCTGAAAATTTTACAGCAATAGGGACAACAGCTCCGGTAGTCCATAGTTTAGGGACAACGCACGGTCTAACAACAAAACACGGAAAAGCAATTCAGGGCGACTTAATAGCCAATTCTATTAAAATTGGAGAAGTATTTAACATTGACACTTATTTAGGGGTATTTTACATCGATGGAAATATACCACAAAATGCAATTGAAGCTTTCAGATTGCTTGTTTTGACATTAAAACCGGTTAATACCGTTGCAATACTTCGATTAACTTACACTAACGCCAAAGAGTTGATTTATATGAATGGCGATAATATCGGCACAATGGACGGTCGGCAATTAATATTAGTAAATCAATGATTTTTACGCTAAATATGGACAATTCGCAGGTTAAAGCCTATACAAATAAGCTTCAACAAATGCATCGTTCAAATTTTCCTATTGTAATTCGGCAAACTCTTAATGATTTGGCTTTTGATGTTAAACAAAAAGAATTATTGAGGCATGCAGATAAAGAATTTATATTGAGAAGTCCGAGTTTTTTTAAGAAGTTTTCAGGGGTTAAAAAGGCAAACGGATTTGATATAAAATCAATGCGTTCTGAAGTTGGGATAGTAGAATCTACTGAACAAGGAGGTAAGGCAGCCGGAAATTTAACCAAACAAGAATTTGGGGGAATAATGAATGGTGAGGCTATATATTTAGATGTAGCGCGTATGAGTGGAAGTAAAGGTAAAAAAATAAGAATGACTAATGCTTTAAATAAAACACACGTAAAAGGTGCACCAAGCAAAGCAAGAGGCCGTAAAGCGCAATTTGTTGCAAATGCTTTAGTCGCGTTAAGAGAGGATAAATATCTAAAAATGCAGACAAAAAAAGGCGGTGAAGCTTTATTTGATGTGAAAAGTGTGTCGCAAAATATAAAGAGTAGAAAAATTGATATAAAATTAATTCCAATTGCTAGTTATAAAGAAGGTAGAATGGTTAATATACCTAAAAATCCATTCTTTTATCCCGCTTCTTTGTCATCTTATGAAAAACAAGGTTACTTTTTTATTAAAAATGCAGAAAAACGGTTAAATAAATGAGCTGGCAAGATAACATAGAAAATATTGTATTTTCGATTACTACGGGTGACGGGCTAAACTATACTCCAAAATGGAAAAATGCGACAAAAGAAGTCGAGTATAATGCTAGTGTTTTTGAATTCGTAAATGTTGACGGTTCGTTAGTTATTCGCCAAAAGCCAAAGGGTAGAAGATTTGAATTAGAATTCTATTTTGACGGCGAAAACTCAATAATACAAGGTAATAACTTTGAAATATCTGCACGGGATTCGAGGATATGGACCGTAAAACATCCGATATACGGAGACTTCAAATGTCAGCCATTAAATTTAAAACAAGATAATTCAATTTTAAATGTTTCAAAGTTCAATGTTTCCGTAGTCGAAACCATAACTGATAAATACCCTGATTACACACCTGTAATTGAAGATGAGATAATTGAACAAATTGCAGTTACAAATGAAAATCAGGCGCAAGCGTTAGCAGATTCAAAAGAATTGGATAAAAATGAACTTACGGAAAATGTCACGGCTTTAGATACTGCGCTTTCGAAAATCATAAAGAGTTCTGAAGATTTAAAAGCGTTTAAAAATTTAGTTTCTGATTCTGTTATTGAAATTCAAAACGTAAGTTCAACAGGGTTATCGATTTTACGAAGCATGCAAGCATTAATTAACTACCCGGCAACCATAGTACAAACGATTGAAAGCAGATTCAATGCATTTGAAGAGGCTTTTGATAACTTGGCAAACTCATTCACAACAAACAAAAATCAATTTGAAGCCATAGCCGGGTCCTTAATTGCGGCTATGCAATTAGCCTCATCAACAAACATAGGATCAGAGTATGAAACCAGAACCAAAGTGCTCTTACAACAAAATAGACTTATTGAAAAGTATAACGAATACATTACATTTTTAGATTCGTTACAAACTGAAAGGGCTGATTCAGATGATTCTTATATACCTAATTATTCCGGTATTTCTTCGCTAAATGTTTTGGTTAATTTATCAATTTCAAATCTGTTTGAAATCGCTTTTAATGCAAAGCAAGAGCGGGAATACACATTGCTAGAAGATAGTAATGTAGTGTTATTAACACATAAGTTTTACGGATTGGATAAAAATGATGTAAATTTGGATAAGTTCATTTCCTCAAATAATATAGGATTGAACGAATTATTAAACATTAGAAAAGGTCGAAAAGTGATTTATTATGTCTAGTTTAAGTCTTAAAATAGCTGGCAAAAAATTTGATTTTTTCAATTCATTTGAATTATCACTTATTTATAATTCAATCGCCTCCGTATTTTCATTTGAAGGGTTTAGTTTTACGGATGAACAAAAAGACTTATTTAGGCCATTGCAGTATAAAAAAGCAAAGGTTTATTTTAATGATGAACTTTTATTAACCGGGACTATTCTAAACACATCCACATCGGTTGAAAATCAACAATCGTTAGCAAGTATTTCAGGTTATTCAATCGCGGGAGTTTTGGAAGATTGCGAAATTCCAGTTGAATTATATCCTTTGCAATTTGATAAACTCACAATTAAAGAGATAATTGAAAAAATAATTTGGCCTTTTGGTATTAAGTTAAATATTGATACTGAAGTTCGATCTCTGATTTCAAAAAAGTACGATAAATCAACAGCCGATGCAGGCCAGACTATAAAAGACTATATAACAGAGTTAACTACGCAGAAAAATATAATATTATCTCATAACGAAAACGGTGATTTAGTGCTGACAAAAACAAAGGCTAATCTAAAACCGTTTGCTTTTTTTGATGAAAATATGCCATCTACTAAAATAAGTTTATCGGTTGATGGGCAAAATGTGCACTCAAAAATAACCGTTCAAAAACAATCATCTTTAGATACTGATATATCGGGCGAAGAAACCATAAATAATGATTTAATTTCTGTTTACAGGCCAACGGTAAAAAATCAAAGTTCAGGGGATAATTCAGATACGAAAAATGCTGCAAATATGATTTTAGCCTCAGAAATGAGAGCTATAAATTTGACAATAAATACAGATAGGTGGATATGGTTTGACGGCAAAAAAGAACAGATAATTAAGCCTAATCAGATTATTGAAGTATTAAGCCCTTCGAATTTTATTAACACAAAAACAAAATTTTTTATTGAAAAAGTTGATTTCGTTGGAAATAATGAAGGAACTACGGCCACTTTAACATGTGTATTACCTGAGTGTTACAACGGTGAAAAATTTAAAAATATCTTTGAATGATTATAAGTAAAATAATATCAACAGCAATAGATAAAGGCAGAATAATAGTTAAAATACTAGGTTCTGGCAGCAAGGATATTAAAACAGTATTTCAACTATCTCAATTTGGCATTGAATCCAGGCCGATTAAAAACTATCGATGTGTTTATGCCGATACGGGAGTAAAAGGGGAAAAAGTACTATTGGGATTAATTTTAAACAACGCTACAATAAATGAGGGTGAAACAAAGATTTATTCAGTTGATGCAAATGGAGTTGAACAGATAGCAATTAAAACAACAAATACAGGTAACATCGAGTTAGGTGGTGATACTGATAATCTATCCAGGCACTCAATACTTGAATCTCAGATACATCAATTAAGAGATGATTATAATAATTTAGTAGCAGCCTTTAATCAGCATATGCATGCTACGGCAGCCGTAGGTTCCCCGAGTATACCAACCCCAATACCTGATTTAATACCTGCTGTAGACTCAGAAATTGATATTTCAACAGCTAAAATTGATAACATTTTAACAAATTAAAGATATGGCAGAGCAAGTAAAAGTACCAGACCTAAATAGTGGAGTGCCAGCGACAGATCCAACAAATGGAATATTTTATGTTGCAATTAATGGTCAAGACTATCCTATTGAATATGAATCGCTTTTTCGCTATATTTATAGGGCAAATTCAAACGAAACATGCAACGGAACATCAAATCAAACAATAACATACTCAGAGCCTTTTTTAAACGTAAAACCACAAATATTTGATTTTATGGGTTTGGGAATAGAAATAGTATCTTGGAGTACAGCCGGATTTGTAATTAACTCTTATGGAACTGGTGAATTTGGATATTTAACAATAAAAGAAAGGTAATCATGAAAAAAATAATTATAATCGGATTTTTGGTAATTAACTCAATAGCCGGGTTAAGTCAATTATCTATTACAGTAGACTCATTGAGACAGAGATCGGATACACTTTGGTTTACAAATCGAAAGGGATCGATAGTTTATTTAAGGACTAAATTTGATACATTATATTTTGGTGATGCTACCGGAGAAAAAAAAGTTTCTCAAATAGGGACTGGAACAGGCGGCGTTAATTGGAATGATACGCTTTCAAAAATAGCAACAAAATATGACATATCACAAAGCGGAGGTAGTACCTCAGATAGTGCGGGATACGCTGATACAGCCGGATATGCTTTAAATATAATAAGTCCTATTCCCTCAATAACCGTAGGCACTGGAGCAGATACTACAAGAATAAGTAGTACTGGTATAATAACAAAAAGTACTTCAGGAGAGGTAATTAAAATAGGTGAAACTCCGGGAGTTATAAGGATAGAAAATAATACTTTAGTATATGAAGTAAGTTCAGAGGCTTTTTCTTGGAATAACGGTGCCGGATTTCATCAAGATAATGGAATTACGTTCGCAGATGGCACATATTTAAACAAAGGCTATTCTTATACTCCAGAATCAAACACAGGTGTTTACGTTATCGTTTATGACAGCGAAGGTGATTCACTCACATACGCTCCTGCTCCGGCATCAGAAACCGTCGACATAGAATACAGAAGCGTTACGACAGATAAAACGATTACAGATAGCATTAAGAGTTCAGGGACACTACTAATTGATGGCGATATAAATATTGACAAACAAATAACATTTACAAATACAGGTGCCAATGGAATTATAAGTATTCAGGATTATTTAGATGTAAGACATGCTAGTACTGATTTAATTAATATAGATGCGACAAACAAGAGAATTACGATACAAGATATTTTGCAGATATATCCAACGGCATCAGCACCATCTTCACCACAAGAGGGTGATATTTATTACAATTCAGGAACTCATACAGCTTATTGTTGGAATGGATCAAGTTGGAACGCTTTATGGTAAATATAACTAATATGAAAAAACTGATAACATTAATATTGTTTGCGATTTCGCTTAATTCTATTGGGCAGATAGAATATAACGGAAAGTATAATCTTTTACTTTATAGGGGAAGTCATATGGTTACCTCTTTAAATGATTATTATAATTACAACGATAGCGCTATTGTTTTTTTTTCACGACTTCCAACAAAACCTTCTGTTTATGAAAAATTAGCTATTAGTCGCTGGTATGACTCGATACAATACTATAACATTGATGACTCATTAGATTGCCGGTATTTTTTTGCTTTAAAAGATTCTGTTAATGCTTTAATTGATTGGTTTAATGCTTCGAGAAGCATAACGCCGGTTAATAATCCTGATTTTCAGCAATATCAAGGTTACTTAACGAACGGAAGTAATAATTATTTAAAATTAAACTATAATCCATCATCTTCGACAAAATTGAAGTTAAATAACAATAGTTTATCGGTTAATGTGCTAACAAATAATTACGCGGCTACGAAGTGGATTTATGGTATATGGGACGGAACAACTTACGGATTTCTTTCATTGAGATTAAGCGCGACACAATTTATGTTTTACAACCACACCGGTAATTATGACGTAAATCATAATTCAAATGTAAATGCCTATATTACTCAATCTAGGATAGGTAATTTATTATATATTTATAAAAATGGTGACACTTTGGTTCATCGGGTTAATACGCCAATAACACGGCCTAATCTATCAACTGGTATTTATTTAGGTTGTGTTAATCAAAATGGAACAGCCTCGTTTCATTTAGCTAATAAATATTCATGCATCAACGTTGGCGGATCGCTAAGTGACACACAGGCAAAAAAATTATATAGATTTGACAGCATTTTATTTACAACTATAGCCCCATATGATGTTTATATTTTATTAGGGCAATCAAATGCATTAGGTCAAGGCGTTATTGGAGAAACAACAACTCCTTATAACGCTAAAACATATAAGGGATATGTTGCCCAACATTATAATATTGAACCTATCGACCCACCTAATTATAATACATATTATCCGTCGTTTTCTTTAGATTATTTCGGACTTGAAAATTCATTTGTTAATAATATTTCAACAACAGATAAAAGAATTCTTTTTATAAAATACGCAGTAGGCGGGTCTGTTTTGTCAACTCACTATCCTGCCGGTTCATGGAATCCATCTGTCGGAACTATATATACCAATGCAGTAAATCACATTGATTCTATTATAACATTTATGATTAATAACCATATTAGTTATAATCTTAAGGGTTTTATGTGGTTTCAAGGCGAGGCTGATGGAACAAACGCTACTTACGCAGGTAATTATCAAACAAATGAATCATCTTTAATTACGGCTTTGCGAGCAAAATACGGAAACCTTCCGTTTTATTCAATGACGATTCATGATTATACAGGAGGAGTAGTTACTGAAGCATTAACTATTAATGCTGCAAAAACATCAAATTCAAGCGCTATAAGTGATTATCACTTAATCAATACCCTTGATTTAACATGGAAATCTGATAGTCTTCATTTAAGTACATCAGGAATAATTAACTTAGGAATAAGAATTGCAAACACGATAGAACCTTAATATTATGAAAACACTACTATTATTACTAAGCTTAATAAGCATGCTGGCCTGTGGACAGCAGAAAACTTTAAACTACTACACAAAGGCAAGCTGGGATAGTTTACTTTTAATTAAGAATCAAACCCAATCTGCATTAACTTCTGCGAACGCTGTTGTAACTGCACGTAATGCCACAATAGTAACCCTTAACACCACAGTAGCATCGAGAGACCAGCAGGTTTTAACTTTGACTAATTTATATGCAAAAACACAAACAAAAGCCGATAGCCTTTTATCCGCTAACGAAAACCTTAAATCAATTATACAGGAATGGATATACCCAAACGATACACTTAAATACATAAACGATACCATAACAGTTGAATTAATAAGTGATAGTGTTTCAGTGTCCATTGCAAAAATAGGAACCCGGTTTAATTACCAGGTAGTCGATAAAAATAACCGAATAAACTTTTGGTACATTGACGGAAAATGGGAGCAATGGTTTATGATAGATTCCGCAAGCTGGCAACACTTTAATGGTAAATTGAAATGAACCCGCACGATCCGAAAGATAAAACATTAAATTGTCGCTATACTTTTAACGACAAAAATGAACGCGATGGACTCATGTATGTTTTTTGCGCTGCTCTATTAATAGCGGCTATATTGTTTTTAATATTTTAATATGATAAGCCAGAAAACGCTTATAAAAAAGGCTTGCGTTCCTGGGCAGGAAATAGATTTAGTAAACGAGGTTTTAGAATTTAGAAATTATTTAACAGACAAGGAAAGAGAGGCAATAAAAAACTTTGAGTTTAAAGAACTTGAAAAACATACTTATGAAAGACATTCGATAAAAAAACCACAAACTACTAACTTTTAAAAATATGATTTACAGATTTCCAGAAGATCCGCCACCACCAAAAGACAGTGGATTAAAAAAAGTAATAAAAAAGATTTTAATTGCTTTAGGTTTAAAAAAATGAAAATAACTATCTATTCAATACCATTTTATTTCTTAGGAGTATTCGTTTATAAACTTTTCGCTCCTGAATATGATTCAAAAAGTATTGATTCTTTGTATTGGGTAGATAGTTACTGGCTTTTATCATCTATATTCTTTTGTATAGTATTTTCTCAAATCTCTTATCATTTGTTCATCAAAAAATATAGTTTGATAGCAAAGTTTACTGCTATTTATTGGGGAGTAATGGCAGCATTTTATCTATTGTGCTTATTTAATATAACGCTTTATTTCCGATTTGCCACGAGTGCCAACAAATTGACAATAGGGGCCGTTACAATTGTAATTATTTTAATATTTATCACATTAAAAGCGTTTAAATATGACAAAGACAGTGAAAGATAGACTTATAAATTTAACGCTCGTTATAGTATCAGGGGTAACAGTATCTCTATTGACTAGCTATACTGCAAATAGACACGAAGAAAAAAAGGATTTTACAAAAGATATTCGGGAACTTAGAGAATTAAAAGCCGATAGGACTGAATTAAATGATTTTAAAATCGAAGTTGACAATAAAATTGAAGATTCTGAAAATCGAATTATTAAACATCAAGACAAACGCTTTGATGATGTGATAAAAATGATTGAAATTTTACACGATAAGAAATGAACTATTTCAGCGAAATAAGCAAAAACAAACTTTCGACCTGTGATGAAAATTTACAGAAGGTATTTAATGAAGCCATAAAAGAATGTCCTATTGACTTTAGTATAAGTTATGGGCACCGGACACCGGAAGAGCAAAATAAGCTATTTAAACAAGGCCGAAGTGTACCTGGTCGAATAGTTACATATTGCGATGGTTATGAGAAAAAAAGCAAGCATAATTATTTACCTTCTCAGGCTGTAGACATTGTTTGTTTTAAAAATCATAAAGTTACTTGGGAGCCAGAATATTATAAAAGAGTAGCTATACACGTTTTAAAAGTCGCAACCGAATTAGGTATTAAAATAACTTGGGGAGGCAATTTTTCTAAATTACAGGATTTACCACACTTTCAAATATAAAGCCATGACAGAAAAATTAAAAAAAGGAACTATTAAAGTAGGTAAATATAAAGTAGGTTTGCCAGGTTCTGATAGTTACAAGGCTATAACTCCAAAGTCAGTAAAGATAGTAGGCGAAACTCTTTTATTTATAGGTAGTGGTGTTGCTATAATTGCCGGTGCTTTTACGCTACCTGGATGGGTTGTTGTGACTGGTTCGCTTGCAGGATTAGCAGGTCGATATATAGCAAAATGTTTTTCAGAATAATTGTTTATTCAGAATTTTATTTTACATTTGAATAGATATTGTAATCTTATTCAAAGTACCCGTTTTGCTTCCCGTCAGATCAGCTTGCGGGTCTTTTTTTTATTAAAAAATTATTCTATATTTACGTAACAGTACTTGTCAGCTTACCGTTAGAAAAGCTTACTGGTCAAGTCTTTTAAAATACACCGGGAACGCCTCTAAACTATGCGCACTTTTCCGGTTTTTTTATTTAAATTTTATTTGTAAATTGCAATAGTTTATAAACTAAAAACAATATTATGAAAGTAAAAGCAAAATTTAATTGTTTATCTGTCAAAAATTGGCAGTATGGCAAAGAAGCGGAATTAAATGCAATTTATGGTACTGAAGGAGAGAACGCAGACTTTACAAAAGCAACTCCAAACGGTAAAATAATGATTGCAATTAGCAATGATGTTCCTGCAAGTGAATTTTTTATTCCCGGTGAAAATTATTATTTAACATTTGAAAAAGAAGAAAAATAAACGCCATGAAATTAACTAAAGAACAAATCGAACAGTATCTTGATTCACCAGCGGCTCAGGATGTAATTATCGTTGCAGCTTATTGTCTTGACCAGACAAAAACTGATGTTGATAATCAAGTGGTTGCTCAAATTTCAGATTACGCTGATTTATTCGCTGAAAAATTAGCTAAAATTGAAGAACTCAATCCAGATGGTAAAGAAGCTGTTAATGCTGCTTTAAGATTAGCGCAACTAATTGCTGCAAAAACAGATACTAAGTGGGATGATATTATTATCGGATTAGCCTCAAAAATTACCGGAGCAAATAAAAATTAGTTCTCTCATAGTTGATAAATTCTCGATTTTATTCATTATTAGCCTTCGATTATTCGAGGGCTTTTTTTATTCCATTCATCATTAAAAAACATACATTCGTCACAATTTTAAAAAATAATTGTTAAAATATTTGAATCGTGTGTATAAAGTGCATATCATTAATTCATAATTAAAAACAAACACAATGGAATGCATACATATTGATAAAGACGGAATAGGTTTATTTTATGTTAAATGCGATTATGGTTTTGGTGGAGAATGTTTAATAGTTGATTGTAATAATAATTACAATGAGCTTGATGAAGTTTTCGGTCATACAAAGTCAGTTGCTATTGAAAGAGGTAGAGAAAGAAGGAAATTATTAAAACAAAATAATTAAAAATGAAACAACGTTACAACATCACACTAGACCCCGACATTCACGACAAAGGGGTTAAACTCGCAGAAAAAAAACGTCGGAAATTTTCGACGTGGATTGAAGATTTAATAGTTAAAGAAAGTGATTAGGTAGTGGGAATTTAAAATTTTAATTATGGATAAAATGTACAAACTAACTGTCGTTGCACCATCTGAAGAAGAAGCTAAAAATCACGCCATTGAAGAGGGGGCTATAAATGTTATTAGTGTAGATGAGATTAATAGAATCTACGAGGTGGTAGTAATTAAAAAATCTTAAATGAAGTTCACGACCCGCAGGGTAATTAGCCTTAACGGTGGTTGTATGCGCTCGGTTTTGCTTCACTAAACTTTAATTGAAAAACGAAATATGAAAACAGCACAAAATTGTCCACAAGGCGCGGCAAAACTGGCGTATGACACGCTGTTACCTGCTGATGTTTTAGATGATGAAGGTTATCCCACCGATAAGTTTTTAAAATGGGTAGAAAAATTTAACCCATTAGAACATCAATTACTGAACTTTTTAAATGTTTTATTTGAAAATTGGTGTCACGGCAATTGTGGCTATAAGCTAAAAAAGAAATATGCCGGATATTGCTCTTTAGAACTTCATACGCTTGGTTGGTCAGGAAATGAATCTTTAATTAGAGCATTGGAAGCAAACCTTTATTTTTTCCTGCTTTATTGGAAAAAGACTGAAAGAGGAGGACATTATTATTTCAGTTTGCCTGTCGTTGACTTACAATAGCAGGTAACGGCTGGGTAT